CATGCGCTGATAATATCTTTAATTGTTTTTAGAATCTTCTTTTCATCTTCAGATTCTTGAGCAATCATAAGGACCTTTTCTTCTTTTACGAGGAATGGTCTAAATTCAACTCGACGATCGAGCGAAGGTACTTCGATTGTATATGTTGGGTTTTCTAGTTTTGGTAATGCCATAATTTTATTTGTTATTCATTCAGTTATAATTAAAATATTATTTATAATCCACTTGGTAGCGTTGCTCCACTGTCATTATTTGGTTTTGTGGTAAGTTCTTCAAAGTCTTCATACGTAAAGTCAACTGTTACTTTTTGTACTTCTCCATCAGAACTATCAAGCTCAATCGCTTGTACAGATATCGGAAACGCATTGATTAGTTTAATACCATAAACGTTCTTATTTTGTACATCATTTTGGAATATTCCTACATCGCGTTTATATACACTATCATAATTTTTCTTATACGAATTACGATCGATAATTAAATTTGTCCATTTATCAAAAATGTCTTTAATAAAAAAATCAGAAGTAAGGTTAAATGTAAATGAGACATCTTCATTGATGAATGATTCTGCAACTTTTATTTGTTGTCTAAAATATGCATGTTCAAATGTTTGTATTTGTCTACCGGGTAAAGAGCACGTTTCGCATAATACATTAATATCTCGGATACTTTCAGTATCGTTAAATGCTTCTGCCGGAGGTACCATTAATATGTCAAAGCGATTAGATCTCGCTAATCCGCCGTGTCTTACTATAGTTGATTTTAATGTATCGATTGTACTCATTAGAATTGTGATGCTGAGTTTTTCCAAACCTTATCTTTACCGCTCTTTTTAAATTGTTCTGTCGGTAAAAATAAAGCGACCTCCCATTCAGAGGAAGCCACTTCTGATATTCGTGATTTTATGTGCTTAGTAAGATATCTCTTATAACATGGTTTAAATGCTGATAGTTTTGTTGCATTCTTTAAAAGATCATACGATAATTTTAAACGAGTGGTCTTATCGTATTTTTCATTGTTTGAATATTCTAAAAGCTTATCAAAGAATTTTGCTCGTAATCTTGGTTCTAAGTAGTGCAGATTTATACCATAGAATCCGTCTGGAGCTTTATCAACCATAATAATAAGAGGAAATTTATCATAGAATGGTAAAGTTTTCTTATGTTTGGGATCATAAAAATACATGAACATACGACCGATTAGCGGAGTATTCACTTGCTTAAGTGCTTCATCAGATAACAATCGTTTGCGATTAACGCTTGTCATTAGTGTAACTTTTTCTCTGAACCAATCTAAAGATCGTTTAGTTCCGCGCCTAACGTCAGACCTAAATGCTTGTGCTTGGACTTTATCAAAAAGAGATGCCATATCTCTATTTATACTATTTCTTTGGCTTCTTTGCACCGAGGAGTTTAATTCCCATCCGCGACAGATCATCTTCTGTCCAAATTACAAACTCCCATCCTCTATCAGCACAATATGCTTTAGCTGTTTCCCACTTTGAGGTGTTTTTTATATATGACATTACCTCAGTAATATATCTTTTAGTCTTTCTTTTCGGTTGTTTTGGAGCTTGGGTTTGGCTTTTTGGCTTAATCTCGATCAAATATGTTTTATCCTTTGTCACCATTTTAACGTCCATAAAATATCGGTGAACGCGATTATCCGTCTTACACCGGTATGGTATAATAGTTTCTTCTGATTGCCACTTAATTACATCTGGATTTGAATCCATAAATTTAAAAACTTGTCTTTCCCATAAAGATCGGAATACCACCTTTGTTGGATCACCATCGTATTTGTTTGGATTCTTTACTGTATATCTTCCTTTGTATGTCATATTTTTATTATAAATAGAATTATATTTATGGCTATTAATATTTTCGAGAATCAACTGGGGAGAGACAAAGAGGCTGTACAATCTGGTTCACAATCTTCAGAACCAAACGTTATTGAAGTCGCTCCTCTTATTTATCCTCCAGAAATGAGAGGAGATACATCACGTCCATGTATTCAATTCGTTGCGCATGAAAGAAAACTATCGGGCCAAGTACATCGACATCCTATTTGGTTTCCTGCTCCAGCTAACTTATCATTTGGAGATTCAGGTGATTATGGAACAGCAGATCTTGGTTTAGCGGCAGGAGCAGTTGATACGGTATCTGGTAGAAGTGGTGTTGGTAATATTCTAAGCCAAATATCTACTTTAAATAAAGAGCAAGCAAAATCTTTAGGTTCAAAACTTCTACCAGAGAAATATTCAGATTCAGTATCACTTGCTACTCAACAAATTAATAATCCAAATACTAATACTACATTTACTAGTAACGGAATAAGAAGTTTTTCATTCGATTTTAAATTAGTTGCTCGTTCTGCTTCTGAATCCAATCTTATTCGAGAAATACAAACAAAGTTTAGGCGATTCATTTATGCTTCTCGCGGAGGAGAAAATAATACGATCACACTTGAATATCCTCCAGTATGGACAATTAAATTTATGAATATGGATACTGGTACGGAAAATCCTTATATTCCTCGTATATATTCTTCGTATTGTAAAGCTATTGACACAAGTTTTAATTCTACTGGCAATGTATATTTTAGTGATAATGCTCCTCTTGAAGTAGATATCGGAGTTGAATTCCAAGAAACACGCGCTTTAAATAGACACGATATTGATCAAATGCTTAATGATCAACTTGGAAATAGAGGTATTAGCGAATCTGGTCGACCTCTTACAGTAACATCGATTGAACAACCAGATCCCGCACCCACTAAATAGATAATTATGTCATTCTTTACACAGTTCCCTAAGATACAGTATGATATTAACGCTAATGGTATTAAAACTGAAATTACTGATATATTTCGCCACGTTGATGTTAATGAAAAGTTTATTGATAATATAACAACATATACATGGTATGAGATAAAAGAAGGAGAACGTCCTGATGTTGTATCTAATCGGTTATATGGATCGCCTGATTATTATTGGACATTCTTTGTTCTAAACGAAAGTCTTAAGCAAGGATTAAATACTTGGCCAAAATCATACCGTCAGTTTGAATTAATGCTCGAGCAAGATTATTCAAAATATTCTGTTCTTGTTTTTATTCCTCGCCAATATCCGGTTGCTCGTAAATACGAAAATAGTTTTGAAATGGTAAATTATTTCGGCGGACTGGATTTAAGTACTGGAAATGTTAAAATAAGAACCAAAGACGAGTTTAACGGAAAAAAAATTGAAGCAGATATATTAAAATTTGATGATCAAAGGTATCAACTTTGGGTATATGATATTAATGATAAAGGAAAATTTGCTAATAATATATCTTGGAATATAGAATATATTGATAACCCATATGAGGACGGTCAGCAATATAAACAATTTGAGGATGAAAGAACTGCTTGGGCAAAAGAAGCCTTTGAGTGGGTAAGATTAAATCAAACTATTGTTTATTACTCGTTTTTACGTGATATTGAAAATAAGCAAGGTCTTGCTCTAGAGAGCGATGCATACTACGACTATTTCTTAAAAAACTATTTTCAAAAAATTCAATTTGTTTCCCATCGCTTTTTTGAAAGTTCTTATAATGCACCATCGTATTTCCTTGATAACGAATACGAAGATGAAAGATCAACCGCGCTTGATGCATACTCAAAGGTATTTAGTCAAAGAGATGTTGTATTAGAAAACAATTATTTTAGAGGTGATGTTGATACAAATATACCTACAACACGATTAGATGGTTTTGAACAAAGCGAAATAGAAGAGTATAACTCAATTAGTCGTCAAAGAAGATTTGTGCCAAGCTTTGTCGAATCATATTTTGCTGAGCAAGCCAAATTTGTCTCGATTAAGGAAGATCTTGAAGAAAAAAGTTTCGAAGCGAGAAAGATTCGTATTATACGACCTGAGCATATCGACGAATTTGTTGAGACATACCAAGAGAAATTAGAAAAATAAATGGCTAATCAAAGGACAAATTTTGGGGCACGTGTATCATTAACTCCAGGAGCATATAATATTGATAAGATTGTATTAACTACTCATGACGGTAAAAAATATAATATCGAAAATATTACAGTTAAGCTCAATATAACAGAATCTCTTTATTCTCCGAATATTCTTGCTCAAATTGGTATAAAAGATACAGCAAACTTTTTTGAAAGTACACCACTTATTGGTCAAGAAAAGATTCGAATTGTTGTGTCAACTAAGCCAAATAGTAATGGTAAAGTAAAGGGGAAAAAGATTGATCTAAATTTTATTGTTACTGAGTATCCTCTTTATGCAAGTGTTGAAGAAGAACATACAAATGTTTATACAATAGCGTGTGTTTCAGATCATGCATATTACTCTCAACTTTCTAAAATATCACGATCTTTTACAAATTCTACTGATCAAGAAATAAAAAAAATTATTACTGAGGATCTTGGGTTCACTGACTTCGAAGTTAACGGCACTGTCATATCTCGAATGAAAGGAATTATTCGTTGGCAGACTCCGCTTGAAGCAATTGAATGGTTAAGAAGAAAGACATATGATGAAGCATTCTCTCCATTCTTTTTCTACCACTCTATAGATAATAAGATTCGGTTGTCTTCATTACATAATTTGATAACAGCAAAAGAGTACCATACATATTTTGATGAAAGGCAATTTAATTTTACTCCATACGAAGAAGAAGATTATGATCAGAGAGTCTCTCGTATTCTTGATGTTGCTTCGAATTTAAAACTTGGTAAGGTTTATCAAGGAGTAAACGGAGGATGGGCATCAGAAAATAATTATTTAGACTATTCATATAAGACGTATACTAAATATGACTATAATTATGCGAATGATTTCGATCAAAGTTTAACGCTTAATAAGAAAACTCCGTTATCATTGCATACTGACTCGCTTAATCTGATGCCTAAGTCACACCTTGAGCACACATCAGTTAATAATCTTGCCTTTGGAGTAGAAGATGATAGCTATAATAAGCTAAAAGAAAAAACGAATGGTAAAACAAGAGCGATTGAAGAAGCGCTCGAAACTGCTTCTCACGATATAAAACTTTTTGGCGATTTCGATTTAAATCCTGGTACAGTGATTAATTTGAAGTTTCCAAAAGCGGTTGATCCAGCAGTAATGAAAAAATTATTAGCTAATATGAAAAATAAACCAAAATCTCAACGGGATTTATGGGATAAACACCTATCTGGAAGACACCTAATCACTTCAGTAAACCACTTATTTGAAGACGGAGAATACTTTTCTGAAATCCGAGTAAAGAAAGACTCATTTAATATTGACTTATAAATAAATCATGAACCCAGAAAATTTTATTAATAACGGAGGTGGATTTTCATGGTTCACTGGAGTCATTGAAGATATTAATGATCCAATGGAAATGGGAAGGTACCGTGTAAGGTGCTTTGGTTATCACAATGATGATAAATCCAAGGATAAGGGCATTCCTACTGAAGATCTGCCATGGGCAATGACAATGTTGCCTGTCACGTCAGCATCTATATCAGGTATAGGTCAATCTGCAACAGGCCTATTACAAGGAACGTGGGTTATTGGATTCTTTCGAGATGGTATTAATGCACAAGATCCGGTTATTATGGGATCTATTCCATCTATAACGTCCCGGCCAGAAGATTATAGCAAAGGTTTTTCTGATCCAAGCGAGAGATACCCAAGTAATAAGAAAAATCCTGAATTTCCTGGAAAACTTGTCAAAAAGGATCCTGATAATAAAAAGGAAAAGGGCGAAGATTTAGG